CAAAGGGCTGCCGTGCAAACCCCCGGCTGAAATGCGCAAACTTTCACCGTTGTACGGCAGCCCACCATCAGCTACCCTGCGGTCCAGATAAAACCACAAGGACATAAAAATGACCGAGCATCCCCACAAAAACCACCAACACAAATCAGGCGACTACCACCCTCGCGTGGAGCGCATATACAACCTCATGGGCTATGCTGCCGTCCTCGTCAGCTTCGTGGTGCTGGTGTATTTGATGAGTGGGTGCCAGACCTCGCAGCCGCACTGGGACACCAAGCAGTTGGAAAAGGCGCTGGAGCGCGAAGGGGCGATCTGACCCCCAAGGAGATAACAGTGGATCACACAATCTTTGAATGGATATGCCTCGCCCTTGCACTGCCGTTCGTGGTGCTGACGCCCATGTTTATTCTGGCTCCGTTCTTTCGGGGTCTCGCATGGCGTTACCACGGGGGTGATGGGAAATATGATAACGGAGATAGGGAATACTGATGACTGACTTCAGAAATATAATCCTCGTTTGCTCCTGCAAGAATGAGACCTTTTTATTGCGGGCGAGCGGTGTCATTTCTTGCGCGAAGTGCGATGCCGAGATGGACTTGACTGCCGACAACCTGTGGGGGGAGATCGTAGACCGTGACCAGATCAGCGATAATCAGAATTCAGAAGTTGTCAGCCCAGAAGTCGTCGGCAATGATGGCGGTGGAGGGGGGCAGCACGCTGAAGATGAGGCTGCGGCCAGTGGGCAACCCGCCGCAGTACGAGGTGCATCTTCGGGAGACGGAGGAGACGATGAGCCTGAACTGGGTGTCTCGAAACGCTCACTGGAATAACGACAGCCCTGCCCGTAGCCTCAGAGGGGCCGACGTGAAGATCTCCGTCAACCCCAACAAGTACGAGCGAGTTGATATGCGCCAAGTACCGATTGCCGACGAGCTACGTGCCATGGAGATGCTGCTCGACGCGTGGTGGGACAAGATACTGGGGGTGTTCGTCCAGAACTATCATGACGAGGATGGGCGTATACGCACGCGATGGTTCGACCAGCAGGGGCGGCAGATGACCGCTACGGAGTTGGTCAACGAGCGGGTGCAGGTGTTAGAGCCTGACGTGTGGAATGCCATTATCGAAGCGCAGGACCGCATTGGCGACACCATGCTGTATGATGGCGAGGAGTTTGTGTTGCTACCGCCAAAACTAAAACGACCAAGCAAAGAGGAGGTGAATGGTGTCGAAGCAATCAAGGAAACAAAAAAAGCGGGAGGCAAAGGTGAAGGGTTCGCGGCGCGCGCACAAAGAGCGTTTGATCGCTTTGGGGATGCTGCTCGACGCCGACTGGGATACTAACCTCGCACATTTTGTGCGGGTGACTGGTACCGGTGAAGGGGTGCTGTACGAGTTCTTCACGTCGAAGGGTGTGCAGGTTGGCGATGAGCGGTTGGCTGATAACCTGTACCAACAGTACGTCAGCAATTACAAATACAAGTCGTATGTGTGGAACAGCGAGAGGTACAACAGCCCGCTTGCTGTATCGGTAGCCGACAAGCTTGCCGAGCAGATGCGTGAGGAGCAGAACCAGCTTATCCTTGACAAGTTGATGAAGCACCAGATTGTTACCTTGGAAGGTAACCCCAACATCAACAAAGGCGACACGGTCACCATAAGGATGGCTACCATTGGCCTCGCAAATTGAGTTTACGGCGCGAGCGGCGCGAGCGTGGATGGAAGACTGGAAAGCGCGGCGCGACCGCATCCGCACCATTGAAATGTTGCTCGACGCCACGTGGGCGGAGGGTAAGCAGTTGTTCGTAAAGCGCGTGACAACGCACCATGCAAATGGTATGACTTCTCACTGGGACCACTACTACAACGAACACGGTGTGGAAGTAGGGATCGACAAGAAGCCCATCGATACGAGGGTAAGAGATGTATAATATTCACTTTGCGATCAGCGCCGCCCTGCTGTTCATAACGATGGCCGTGCTGATGTTCATGACCGGTGGGGAGTGGACGCGCATCACCATCATCTGGGCGTTGTACATCGGTGGGTTCGCGCAGTTCATCGCGCAGGACGACACTGTTGCCGCCAAAGCCACGGGGCTGGTCCTGTCTTATATCTCCATCCTCCTTTCTTTTGCTGCGATCATCGTCTACACTGTCGGTCTCATGAACCATTAAACCCTAGAAGGATCTGACGATGGGGACGATGCTTGCGACTTTTCATGGCGGCGGTGCACCTCTGGCTGACGCCATGCTCCCCGTGGCTCGCCTCACAGGGGCAAAGACAGAGCGGGTGACCACGAGCGCCACCTCTGCCGCTACCACGCTGGCAGCTACACAGGGGCCGTCTGGGACGAAGTCTGACGGTGGGTGTGTCACCATCACCGCCGTGGGTGTCAACCTCTACTGTGTGGCCGGGGCAGCCCCCACAGCCGTCTATCCGACCGCAGGGACCAACTCGAATGGGTTCCCGGTCATGAGCGGACAGTCAATTACGTTCGCGGTCGCCAAGGGCGACAAGGTGGCGGCAATCGAGTTCACATAAGGATCACACCATGCTCGACCTCTCGAAAATTATGGGGCTTGGGCTGGGTATCGCCTTTCGCGGTAACGTCGCGCCTCCCCCGGTCAACCCCAATTCCGTCGCCATCACATGGACGAAGGACGGCTCGGTGGGGCAGACGTACACCGCCGTCGTGGACCCCGGTGGCACCTACACCTACCAGTGGACCCGCACCGACCCCGTCACCTACACCGAGACGAATATCTCCGGGGCGACGAGCGCCACCTACGTGGCTCAAGCCGCCGACGTGGGCAAGCAGCTTGGTGTGCTTGTCACGGGTGCCACCGATTATGCCTACGGCTTTAATCTGGGATGGGTGCTGACAGCGCCGGTCCTGCTGTGGAACTTCAATCCCGTCTCCGCTACCACGAATAACGCAGCGGGTGCCGTCGTCTATGCGGACACGGCAGCGTTCGAGAGCCACGGTACCATTCAGGCCACGCTCACTGGCGTCACCAACGGTACCTACCTCCAGAAGACCTCGCTGGTCACTGATGTCCCTGCCAACCTCGACGTGATCGCGCTTCAGGTCATTCTCGACAGTGAGCCAGAGTGGCAGCACATCACCGCAGTGGACTTCCGTCCCGGCGTCGGTGCGACCTACTACACGGGCGGGTCCAAATCCACGAGCATCCACGTCACGACCGGCGAGCAGTGGGTGGGTATCGCCATCGCTGACATCGCCACCTTCAAGGACTTGGGGTCCAGCGCCATAAACGGTCGCCTCATCTTCACGTCGTCTGGCGGCACCGCAGCGCCCTATTCCTCGCAGCCGAAGGCAGTGGTTGCCGTGGCCAAGGCGGGTGGCATCCCCACCGCCATCCTCACATTTGACGATGGGCGTGTGTCCATCCACGACTGGATCATGGATCAGTTGGAGACGCGCGGCCTCCCCGGCCACTTCAATCTTGCTTGGAAGAACATCGGGACCAGCCCGTTTTTCGCAAATGTGAGCGCCGTGGTGGACCTGAAAGATCGGGCGTGGAGCATCGGTGTCAACGCCACAGCCGACGACAATCCGATCACCACCTACGGGAGCATGGCCAATGTGGTTGCCGACATTCAGGCGTCATGGGCGTACATGGCAGCAAACGGACTTGATGGACCGGGACAATTCCATGGCTGCTGGCCAAATGGGACAATCCGCAACGCCGGTACCCCAGTCCAGAAAACAACAATCACCGCAAACGGCACCACAACCATTACCATGGCCGATACGTCCAGTATCGTCGCTGGCATGGCTGTTGTTGGGTATAAGGTACCTCGTGGGACCACGGTGGCGTCTGTAACCAATTCAACCACTGTCGTCCTGTCTGCCGCCGTCCCTGCTGGCACCGTACCTGCCATGAGCTTCACGGATACCAGCAACGCCTTCTACGACGGCAAGAGCTTCACGGCCTTGCGCGCGGCTGGGATGCTCACCATGCGCGGGACGAACCCCGGCGAGAAGCACACCCGCTTCGGTATTGGTGACGCCGGTATGCTGCTGGTCGCCAACTCCATGTCCTCTACCGGGGGTGACGCCACGGCGGCAGCAATGAACGCACGCATCGCCACCGCCCAGAAGAACAAGAGTACAACTATCTCCTACGCGCACAACGCGGTGGACACAATCGTCTCTGGCTTGGATACTTTGAAGACCGAGCTATCCGCTCACTACGACTTCCTTGCTACGGAAGTTCAGGCCCAGCGCCTTCAGGTGTTGAACATGGCGCAGTGGTGGGCAAGAGACGGTGGGAACTCCTGCCCATAAGTTACCTTGAAGGTTACGTCCACGCCCTTGGCCCGAACTTCGGGGCCGGGGCTGGCTGGCGCTGAAGACGGCGCATGATCGCTCCCTGAACCATCCCACCATGAGCCGCCAGCGCCGCGTACTGTAGGGCGTCCATCGGGTGCGAGAACTTGTTCTTGTCGGGCGTCGGCTTGTTCATCCCGCTCTTCATCGTGGCAAACTTGTAGCCCCCGCGCAGGGCTTGCACGAGCGTCGGGCACCGTCCCTTGTCAATGAGGAACATGGGCTTGCCGCCCATCTGCTGAAGCAGGAACGCCTCAATCGCCCGCAGCCGGGGGTCAATGTCGTTGGTGGGAGCCGGGAACGCTTGGAACCCCTCGTCCTTCAGCATGTCGAAACTGGTAATCTCGTAGAGCGAGGACTTGGCCGCACCGGAGGGGTCACCCACAACGGCGACGGGAAGGCCAAGGTAGCGGTCGTCCCAGATGCGTGGCTTGAGGTTCAGGAGGAGATGTTGCTCCAGACCGATGTTCGTCCCCTCGACCTCCTCAAGGACGAGGAAGCGCCCCCTGTGGTCAAGCTGGCAGATAGCCGACCACGGATCGCGCCCGAAGTCCTGACCGATGATCAGTGGCTTGCCGGGGATAGGATCTAGGCTGTCGAAGCAGTGGAACTCAGGCGTGAAGCTCTCACGGAAGACGGCAGAGCCAGAGGGGTCGTTACCATACTGGGCGTCAACGTAGCGCTTCACCCACTCGACCGACTGCCCGCGCGCGAGGCGGTCATAGTACTCCCGCCCACCGGGGAGGTTGGGGATGTTCTCTGCGAACGTCGTCCGGCCCCCCGGCTGCTTGAATAGCTGGTAGTCTGGCGGCAGGGTGAACTCAAGCAACTGATGCCAGTCACCGCCTTCGTTCGGGAAGTTGCCATCCATGATGAGGCCGAACCACGATGGCCCGCCCTTCGCGCCAGAGGGGTAGCGGCCCAAGCGGCCTAGCAGCGAGGGGACAATGGCAGGATCGATCTCAGGAAATTCGTTGATCCATGCGCCGGTCAACTGCATCGAAAGCAAGCGCCGCTGGTCCTGTTCGTCGTCAAGCGGGATCAGGTGGATTTCAGCGCGGATGTCCTTGTAGCTGATGTAGATCGTATTCTCCGACACCTTGAACTGGGTGACGGGAGCGACCCACGTGTAGAACTCCTTGAGGACGGTCTGCTTGATCTGCTGGAGCGTCTGCCGGACGATGGCCCAGCGTGTGTGGCGCAGCCCGTCCTGTGGCGAGGGAGCCTGTTCCGCCGCGCGCCGCATGATCTCCATGAGGCAGCCCGTGGACTTGCCAGAGCCGACCGGCCCGAGAATGATGCGGACAAAGCTGTTGGACAGCATAAAGCGCTCCACTGTGGGTGGAGCATCAAAGACCATTTTCGTGCTCATTCTGGGATACCTAAATCGTCGTTGGTTTGATCGATGGGGCCGCGCATGCGCTGGGGAGCCGGGGCTTCCTCTTCGGGCGTCACGTCAATGACCGGCTTCTCGCTCTCGTAGGAGACGTGGGCGTTCTGGCCGATGTTGATCTGGAGGGTGAAGCCACCCCCGCCCTCCGATACACCAAGGACGCCGGTCTTCGGCTCGCCCATGCCCGCGATACGGGCCAGCAGCTTGCCGAGTTCCACCCTCTGGGAGAGGGCGATCTTCCGGTCACGCAGGTCGCTGTAGGCGTCGGCAAGCCACTCCTCGACCACGATGCCAGCCTTGAGCTTGGTGCGCTCGCTGGTATTCTGGGCAGAGTTCCATGCGTCCGTCTCAGCTTTGAGGTAGGCGATGAAGCGTGGGTTCTCCCTCCAGCGGGCGAACTGGAACACGTCGATCTGGAGGTCTCCGAGGATTTTATCAAGGTCGTAGATGCCCATCGCCAAGTTTCTGGCAACAAGACGCATGGTGGCGTCAAGATCATCTTGCGAACCTAGAGACAAAGTGGCATTCATGGTGTATGGTCTCTTTCACAGTGGGATTACCACGCAAGGTAACATTAGGCGAGCAATATGGCAAACGTTCCTCCAAATCATAACAAGGGCCTTTTGAGAGTAGTTGGCAACGCCCAGTTGGACGAAGCCAAGGCAAAGCAAGACAAGGCGTATGCGGACCAGAAGGCCGCAGAGGCACAGCCCTCGCAGATGGAGAACGATCTAGCCGGATACGTCCGCACCCAGTGGGAGCAGATGCGTCGGCACCGGAACAGCGCCAGCGGGTGGAGCGAACGCCTCATGCAAGCGCTCCGCACCTTCAACGGCGAATATGACCCGGAGAAGCTGGCGGAAATCATGCAGTTCGGCGGCTCCCAGATCTACGCGCGCATCGTTGCCATGAAATGCCGTGGATCGTCCTCCTTGCTCCGGGACATCTACCTCGCCTCCGACCGCCCGTGGGCAATCGATCCCCCGGCTGATCCTGACGTACCGCAGGAGATCATGGCGAAGATCGCCAACCTGATCGGTATTGAAGTGCAGACTATGGAACAGGCGGGGACGCCCCCGGAGCCAGCCCAGATCCGTGACCGCTTCGCCCAGCTTACGGAGGCGGCGCGCGGCGCTGAAGTCAAGGCAGCCCGCAAACGGGCCAAGATCGCACAGGACAGGATCGATGAGCTTCTCGAAAGTGGTGGCTTCTACAAGGCGCTGGCCGAGTTCATCGTGGACTTGCCCCTATTTCCGTTCGCGTGCATCAAGGGGCCGACTGTCAAGATCGTCCCCACCGTCAAGTGGACAAACAACAAGCCGCAGTCCGTCACAGAGCCACGGATGGTATGGAGCCGCATATCGCCGTTTGACCTCTGGTGGACACCCGGAGTGGCTGACATCGAAGATGCTGCCGTAGTTGAGCGCTCGCGCATCACGCGCGCCGACCTCAATGACCTTCTCGACCTCCCCGGCTACAACACAGAACAGATTAGTGCAGCGCTGGGTGCCTATGGCCAGTCGGGTCTCGTGGAAGCCATTGACGGCGGCGAGAGCGAGCGCGCGGTCTACGAGAACCGTGAGAACCCCAACCAGAACAACTCCCTGATGATTGATATGCTTACCTACACAGGTAACATCCAAGGTCTGCGGTTGCTCCAGTACGGCATGTCACCCCAAGACGTTCCCGATCCGATCCGGGACTACATGGTGGAAGTCTACATCGTTGGCCGGTACGTCATCAAAGTGCAGATGTCGCCAAGCCCGCGCAAGCGCCATCCCTACTACATCACGTCGTTCGAGAAGGTACCGGGGACCGTCGTCGGCAACGCCCTGCCGGATATCCTCTCCGACATTCAGGAAGCGTCCAACGCCACCCTGCGGTCGCTCCTCAACAACATGGCCATCGCGTCCGGCCCGCAGGTTGTCATCCGCGACGACATGACGAACGGCAGCCAGAACAGCGATGTCCTCTACCCGTGGAAGCACTGGCACGTTCAGGGCGACATGATCGGTGGACAGGGGCAGACGCTCAAGCCCGTAGACTTCTTCCAGCCCAACTCGAATGCCCAAGAGCTTCTTGGGATCTACACCAAGTTTGGAGAAATCGCTGATGAGCTATCTGCTATTCCTCGCCATATGTCTGGGGCCAACCCCGGTGGTGGCGCTGGTCGCACTGCGTCCGGCCTCGCCATGCTCATGGGCAATGCGTCGAAGATACTCCAGACGGTAGCCGCCAACGTGGACCGGGATGTCATGGACCCGCTGCTTCTGTCGCTCTACGACATGATCATGCTGACCGACCAGACCGGTATCCTTAACGGCGACGAGAACATCCGTGTCATGGGTGTCAACGTAGCCCAGCAGCGCGAGACCCAGCGTCAGCGCCAGCTTGAGTTCCTTCAGATTACTGCGAACCCGATTGATGCCCAGATCATCGGCATTCCGGGTCGTGCCAAAGTCCTTCGCTCTGTTGCTAGTGAGATTGGACTTGACGGCGAGGGGATTGTACCCCCAGATGATCAACTGGCTGCATCTATCCAACAGACGCAGCAATCAGGGGTTACTACCCCGCCCGCACCTTCGTCTGGGGGACCGCAAGCTCCCCAGCCGGAGAACGGACCACGCGCCAACGTCACTTAAAGGAGCTAGACATGGCACTTCCGGCAGTTATGAAGAACAAGTCCAAGGGCGTCAAATCCGCCTCTGGCGCAAAGGCTGGCCCCAGCAACGTCATGATGGGTCGCCAGAACACTGGTCCGCAGAAGGCGGGCGTCTCCTCGCAGGAGCAGGGTAGCGGCAAGTCCAAGGGCCTCGGTGCCAAGGGCGGCTCCACCAAGATGTTCGGCAAGCAGACTGTCAAGCCGCAGAAGCCCTCGTAACCTCGGAGGTAACAATGGCCGACGCACCCAAGGGCGTGCCGCCAGTTAAGGCGAGCAAGTCCATCAAGAAAGAAGCCCTCACCCCATTTATGAGGGCCGACACTGGCGGCGATCAGTATGACCGCCAGCGGTCACAATACGGGAAGGATGGACCGCCGAAAGCCGATCCATTCTCTGAATAAGCCATGCAGCAGCAAGACACCCTCAAGCAGAAGGCCGCAAACATCGCGAAAGTCCTCCCAGATCAATGGCGGGACTTTTGTGATGCTCTTGCTGGCTATACCTCAGTCCACCAAGAAAACCTCCTCAAG